TTAGATCAAGACAAGCAAAATAATCTGACATTTTACCAAGGCCCTAATATTGACGTTAGGGCCTAGGTATGCTAAAATAGATGACACAAAGGACAAAATTATGACAAAAGTATTTGACGCAACAAAGTTTAGAAAGAGTATCACGAAGTCTATACAAGGCTTAGGCATAGGATTTAGCGATCCCACAGATTGGATCTCAACAGGAAATTACGCATTGAACTATTTGATGACCAGTGATTTCAACAAAGGAATTCCACTAGGCAAGGTTACAGTACTTGCGGGTGAATCCGGAGCGGGTAAAAGTTACATAGCGTCAGGAAACATTATCAAGAACGCCCAGGAACAAGGCATATTCGTAATATTGATCGACACAGAGAACGCACTAGATGAGAAATGGTTACAGGCATTGAAAGTGGACACATCAGAAGACAAACTTTTAAAATTAAGTATGTCAATGGTTGATGATGTTGCGAAGACTGTTTCAGAGTTTATGAAAGGTTACAAAGAGCAACACGCAGACAACAAGGAGGGTGCACCTAAAGTGCTATTCGTTATAGACAGTTTGGGTATGATGCTTACACCAACAGATGTAAATCAGTTTGAAGCAGGTGACATGAAAGGTGACTTAGGTAGAAAACCAAAGGCACTAACGGCACTCGTGAGGAACTGTGTTAATATGTTTGGTAGTTGGAACGTAGGACTTATAGCAACCAACCACACATACGCATCACAAGATATGTTTGATCCAGATGATAAGATATCAGGTGGACAAGGATTTATCTATGCAAGTTCTATCGTTGTTGCAATGAAGAAACTGAAATTAAAAGAGGACGAAGCAGGCAACAAGGTTTCAGATGTGAGAGGTATAAGGGCCGCTTGTAAAGTTATGAAGACCAGATATGCCAAGCCGTTTGAAGGTGTACAGGTCAAGATTCCATATGAAACGGGTATGAATCCGTACAGTGGACTAGTTGATCTTTTCGAGAAAAAAGGCCTATTAGTTCAGACAGGAAACAGACTGAAATACATCGACAAAGCAGGTAAAGAACACATAGACTTTAGAAAAGCATGGGTTGGTGATAAATTAGATATGATAATGGCGGAGTTTAAAGAAGAGGTACCTACCGAGATGGAAGATACCGATGCCCCTATCGAAGTAGAAACAAAGACAAAAGCAAAGACTAAAAAAGAAGAGTAATGATAGACTTTACACACGAGGACATCGAAAGGTTATGGAACGCCATAACACACTACGTTCCAGAGAGACAGAAACTGGACTGTGCCATAGACTTTATCAAAAGCCTAGAGGACATTGGAGTAGATCATGACGTACTAAAAGGATCAGCAGAGCTCGATCCAAAATTAGAAGAGGCCGTTGCCACTGTGTTCGAGGAAGACGAAGAGTCAGACGGATACGGCGAAGATGATTAATTGGTACAACGAAGTCAGCAGAAACCTAGACAAGATACCAGACTGTGTAGCATACTTTGACAAGGAATTGATCGAGGCCAGGAAGCAGTGCAAGATATACGGTAACCTAGAGAGAGCCAGTGCATCATTACCAGGCATAGTGGAAGAGAGATTCAGTCAACTGCAACAACTAGAAGCGATACTGGAATACCTAAACATAGAATTACGTAGATTAAGATCAAAGACCTTTAGGAAATACTTAGAAAATTACAATAGAGCGTTATCAAGCAGAGATGCAGAGAAGTACGTAGACGGTGAAGACGATGTCGTCGACATGGATAAAATTATAAATGACTTTGCGTTGATAAGGAATCAATGGTTAGGCATCACCAAAGGTTTGGATCAAAAACAATGGCAGATAACAAACATTGTTAAGTTGAGAGTAGCAGGAATGGAAGATGCCGACATCAAATAATAGAATAATACTCACAGATGTAGACGGAGTTCTACTAGAATGGGAACGTCACTTCACTAAATGGATGTTGCAGAAAACACTGTTTGACGAGAGAGGTGCGAGATATCATCCACACAGGTTACTTCCAGACAAAGAGAACACATACGAGATGGCTGAACGTTTTGGTGTTACCAAAGACGAAATTAGAAAGCACATACGAGAATTCAACAGGAGTGCCTGGATGGGAAATCAAAGGCCAATGTTGGAATCACAGACGTGGGTCAAGTTAATGGCCGCAGAGGGTTGGACATTCATTCCAATCACATCTCAGACCTCAGACATACCAGCACAAGAGTTACGTAAGAGACGATTGGGCGAACTGTTTGGTGACCATGTGTTCATAAATTACCACATACTTGGCACAGGTGCCGATAAAGACAGTGCGTTAGCGGAGTTTCACAACACCAGACTGTATTGGGTCGAGGACAAGCCAAACAACGCTGTAGCCGGGCTCAAATACGGTTTAAAGCCTATATTAATCGACCATCCATACAATCGAGACTTTAATCATCCAGACATAATACGAGTAAGTAATTGGAAAGAGATTTACCAAATTGTCAATGAAAGAGTCAAAAAATAAAAGCAATTTCTGTATCCGACCGTTCAACAGTGCGTGGTTAAACGCTAAGGGTGACCTTAATGTCTGCTGTATAATAGATCCCTTACAATCAGATTTCCCAAACAAAAAACAAGACAGTATCAAACAGACAGATTTACACTCTTGGTGGAAAAGTGACTACCTAAAATATCTTAGGGACAGTTTTATGCAAAACAAGAGACCATCAGAATGTTCCGAATGCTGGATGAAAGAGGACAAGGGCATCACAAGTTATCGTGAGAGATCTAACATTGAGCACAACGCCATATTCAAAAACAAGTACGAAAGAAATCTCAATCTACTGGGTAAAGATGATCTTGATTTTCCAGAAGATATACAAATGAATATAACAAACCTGTGTAACCTCAAATGCCAAATGTGTTCGGGAGAAAACAGTTCCAAGTTACTCGTTGAAAACAACGCTTTGGGTTATGAAAACCTAAATCAGAAAGACTACGATCTAACGGATTCAAACTATCAGAAGATGCTTGAATTGGTCAAGCACGATTTGAAGATACTGAAAATACTAGGCGGAGAACCTTTTTTCAATCCTCGAGTGATAAAGTTACTAGAGATGCTTGTACAGAACGGTCAGGCGGAAAACATCAAACTACACGTTACCACCAACGGTACGATGTGTGATGACAAGATAATATCCTTGTTGAAAGAATTCAAAGATCTAAGATTGGTTTTCAGTGTTGACGGCTATGGCAAATGCAATGAGTATATGCGTTTCCCATCTTCCTGGGACGTGGTCAGCAAAAATATCAAACGATTCAAAACATTACAAAACGCTTACGTTTACATCAACTGCGTGGTACAAAATCTAAATGTCCTCTATGTTGACCAGTTGTTAAAATTCGCTAACCAAAATGACATCTTCATAAAACTGGATTTAGTTCTGAATCCAAATTGGCTACATCTTTCAGTATTACCAAAAAGTATACTCACTATGGCACACAGTAAATTATCAAGCATCAAAAAAGAAGATCTACATCATACCGACAGCGTTGATCAAATTGTCAATATGCTTGAGACAAACATCAACAATTACAATCTCGACACAGTCAAATATAATAATTTTATAGACATGGTTAAAAAAAGAGATAATTATAGGAAAATAGATATTAAAAATTACTTGCCTGAATTGGCGGATGAAATATTAAAATGAAAATATACGTAGGACACGACAGCAGGGAAGACATAGCATATCAAGTCTGTGAACACAGCATCAAACGTAGAGATCCATCAGCAGAAGTTATTCCACTGAAACAGAAACAGATGAGAGACCAAGGACTGTACACTAGACCAGTGGACAAACTGGCTTCGACTGAGTTCACTTTTACGAGATTTTTTGTACCTTACATGAATGATTTTAAAGGCTGGGCAGTGTTCTGTGATTGTGATTTCCTATGGAAGATACCAAGCCACGAACTTGTGAAATACTGTGACAACTCCAAAGCAGTAGTGGTGGTTCAACACGACTACACCCCAAAGGAGACCACAAAAATGGATGGACAGGTACAAACAACATATCCAAGGAAGAACTGGAGTAGCATGGTATTATGGAACTGCGAACATCCTAAGAACAAGATACTCACACCAGAGTTGTTAAACGAAGAATCACCAAAGTTCCTACACAGATTCAGTTGGTTGGATGACAACGAAATAGGCGAGATGCCTGCAGAGTACAACTGGCTTGTTGGTTGGTACAAGGAACCTAGAGACGGCTCACCCAAGATACTGCACTACACAGAAGGTGGACCATGGTTCGACGGATACCGAGATTGTGAATACGCCGACGACTGGAAGAAGGAACTGATTAATCTTTTTAGTTCTTAATAAAATTTTTCAAAGCATTTACATCTGCTTGTAGGTGTCTATCCCTTACTTTTGTCCAAACAAATTCATCTCTTTCTGAGATGTTAAAATTTTTTCGAATCTGCTTACCGGCATTATCATCGATGATCTTTTTGGTTTTGAACTCAACTGTTGGTAGATACAAGCATCTGTTAAGTTTCCTTGCAACTTTCTGCGTGTATGAATCAACGTGCCAGTGCCAAAAGAAAACAGGAGCGAGATAACCCAATGTCTTCGTCCAATTTTTATGAACTGCGAAATGCGCCGCTGGTAGTTTTTCGTCTGGCCACAGTCTAGGTTCTTTGCCTAAATGCTTGTTCTTTTGCCTACCATCGGAGGGCACGACCATCAATATCTTATCATCATACTTGTTTATTTCATCTACAATCATTTGATCCCAATTTGGTGTGTTGACCTGAACATCGTCACCCATCAACATCACGACATCGTGGCTAGCCTTGTCGGCTATTAGATTCCAACTGTAACAGGTTGATTGGTTAGGCCCGACTGTGTAATGTTTTTCGTCCAGTAAGTCTTTGTATTCTTGTAATTTTTCGTCATCGTCATTCAGGTAAAATAAAAATTCCGTATCACCTTTCTGCGTGGCGGTGGCAGTCTCTATGAGTCTCTGTGCTAGTTGTGGCCTGCCCCTAGACGGACAGCAAAATGATATCATATCAATTTATTTTTCCAGGTGTCTGGAGTGATGTCGTTGATAATTTCTAATGGCAAATGATATTGGAATTTCTTTGTTCCCCTCGTCCTGATGTACTCAGCGGTCTTCTTAACAGATTGCCTCATGTTTGTAGAAGTATTATAGTCCAACAACCTACGTGCTTTATCTGAGGAACAAGTGGCAAGTTTTACTTCTTTTGGTCTGTCTTTATGATGTATTGGATCTAGATTTATGCCTGTCTCGTTGGCACAGGCTTCTGCTAATTCGTTGATGGTGATTGGCTCTTCGTCTGGTCCAATGTTGATTACTTCACCAACTACATTATCATTGAATGCCAATGCGTTCAAGCAATACAGACAATCATCGATGTCACTGAAGCATCTCTTCTGCTCACCGTCTCCGTAGATGATCGGTTGTTTGCCTTGGAGCATCCTATTCAACATGATTGACATCACGTTCCTAAATGGATCATCATACTTCTGTCGAGGCCCAACAATGTTGTGCGGTACAGCAATAACATATTCCACGCCATGTGTCTCACAAAGATTCCTTAATACGTCCTCGCCGGCTTTCTTTGCTATACCATATGGATCCTGCGGTCTACATTCATAAGTCTCTTTGTAAGGTATTTCATCATGGTGACCATATCTTGCCATGCTTGAACAATACACGATACGTTTGACTTTGTTCCTGATCGCGGCTGTGATAGTGGTTACTGACGCTTCGAATATATTTCGTGTCACAAGCACAGGTGAGAACACAGACAATCCTTCGTATGCCGTTGCGGCAGTGTGATAGACTATGTCACAACCTTCCATTGCTTTGGTGAGATTTTCAAGATCGCAACAGTCGACTTGATGAAACTCAACATTCTGTGGAACGTTGTCAGCATACCCGCCTATCATGTTGTCATTACCGGCCACGGTGTGACCTTGGGACAGCATCAAGTCCGCTAGGTGTGATCCTAGGAAACCTGCGACGCCTGTTATAAAAATTTTCATTTGGAGTATTTAATTACTGTTATACACGGTAAAAAACTTTATCCGGCCAGTGTTCTAATATTGGTTTGAATCCCATACTTTGTAGTTTCTTTTCAATTTCTATGTTGCTACTACCGTATTTTTTTGTGTTGTTGTTTAATTCGATCATTAGGAATTTAGTTCTTGCCAAGGTTTCCTCAGCACCTTTGATAACTTCCATTTCATACCCCTCAACATCAATTTTGATTAAATCAACATCCGCTATGTCCAAACTATCAACAGTTACCATTTTAATTTTACCAGCACTCTCAATCCTCTTTGCTTGTGTGAAATCATCCACAGTCAGAGAAATAAATTTGTCCTCTGACCCTACTGCTTCGTTCCTTGGGCTACAGTTTACTGTGCAGTTCTTGTGTAGACAATCGAAATGTACAGGGTCAGGTTCGAAAGCAATAATCTTCTTTGAGAATGGCTCTAGTGCCTTTGTCCACGTACCACACCAAGCACCTATGTCTAAGACTGTTTTGAATTTTTTGTTTTGATCCGTACAATATTGTAAAAATTTTAAAAGACATTTGTTCTGTGTGAATGGCTTACCTGCCCTCCAGTCTTCTATATGTACATCATTGGATGGCACCCAAAAACCATTTACTTTTTCTATCTTCATAGTATTCCTTTGTCCATCAATATCTCCACTGCTGTGCCGTTCTGAAACTCCTCCGGTGTGAACTGCTGGTAGGCAAGGCTGTACAGCCAAGGCTCAGGTCCACCGTAGTAGGGATTTTCGATGTCTGACAGTTCCACGTTCCCAACATCCACGGCAAAACTTATGTCGTCACAGAACACCGGTATGCCCTCACAAATGGCCTCTACTGCCGCGATGCTACAACTGGTCACAACACACCACGCCTCTTTTAGGTCCTCGGATAGGGGTACCTTGGCCTCACTTGGTCCTGATGTACCCCTGCCCCTAGGCTTGTGTCGAAGTCTGATAGGTCTGTCCGTGTATCTCTTGATCTGTTCTATGGTCTCGTTTGTCCAATTGGGTCTGTTCAGGTATTGGTGAATGCCTGTTGAACTGGGACAAACCAAAACGTGTTTGCCGGCGAAGTTTGGTGCCTTTATCTTCATACCAAACTTTTCAAATCTGTCTGGCTTACAGTTTTTCAGGTAAGGAACGTGTATTCTGTTTTTACAAATACGCCAGTAGTGATTGTCTGGTTTAAGATTGCTGTTGTCAAACCTACCAAAATATGGAGTGTCTGTGAACCAATAGTTGTGATTACGGGCATCTAATTTTTGAACCATTTCTCTGTTGTTGCCAACGAATCCCCAGAACATGGCATTAGGCACGGGATCAGTTTCTATCGCATTGTTTAATTTTTTCACCTGATCCGGCCATGACTTTTCAACACCGTTGAAAACTTCCCATGCTTTACTATTTGGATTATTGAATGGTGAGTAGATTGTTAGCATCTATAAATTCTTTCAACTGCATTGCCCATTGTATGTGACCTTCTGCGTTAGGGTGTTCGTCACCTTCTTTACATTGTTGATTATTTTCTCTAGTGTGATCTAAATGGCTAGTGTGTGGTTTGAAAAACCTCTTCTTGTCTATCTTGTCAAAAAGTAACCGAACATCCTCGTTTGTGATCTTGGCATCTGATAAAGTGTTATAGAACACGTACGGATATCCTTTGTTGGTGAAGTAGTCCTGTAGATCCAGTAATGCCAGTATTGATTCTACTTGTGTCATTTGGTCTAGGTCTGCTCCTGCCTTAAACAAATATTTGACGAATGAACGTGTGTGTTCGTCTCTGTTTGGATCCCAGGTCTTCCAGGTTGTTGCCATGCTTGGGAACTTGTATGCTTTATACCCATCGTTTGTCGGAAAGTCAAACCTGTGTCCGCCACTTGAGCCTATCAAGAAGAAACAATCCTTTGCGTCGTCTGGAAACTTTTCACACCAAGCACGTGTTGTCCATATCAATCTTTTTGATCCTCGTCCGCCGTTGGCAAGATTTACCGCGACATCTAAATTCATCGCCTTCGCTAATTCAATACCACAGTGGGTGTCAACACCATCGCGAGGCCTGTAGGTCAAAAACGAACAGCCATTTATAAACATTTTGGTCGGGTTCATGCGATAATTATACACTAGTTATTAGCGATATGCAAACAGTTCAGAACATCCAGGACATCAAATACTTCACCAGTCAATGGGATATAATTGATGAATCATACAAATATTCAATCAACTATAAAAATTTTGGCTTTACCACAACCTATTCAACATTACCAACTTTCGTTGCTGACTTCTCAAACTGTAGTGTCAATTGCCTGCCGGTTTTGGTCACCGAAGACAGAAAACTATTAACCAATCACCTTTGGCCATTGATATCCAAATACAGAGAAAAACCACACAAGGTACACGACATCTTCACAGATTGGGGAGAGAAAATCGATTTGTCAATGCCACCTATCACAGAGCAGTTCAATGGTACTTGGAAGTACGTTTGGCTTCCCATAGACGAATACAGTGCTGAAAACCCTTGGCACATTTGGATAGATATAGTTTCAAAGTTTAGATTGATAGAAAAAAGATGGAGCACTAATTTTGAAAAGTACACATTCATACTGGCGAATCCCAGCAAATATTTTGATAAAATTTGTAAAGTGTTCTTTCCTGATCTGAAATACAAGGTAATGCCAAAGAATGAATCTTGGAGATTCGCCCACTTGATAGTTCCAAGCATGAGCAATCACAAAGACGGAATATTGAGTCCACGCATGCCAACGTGGATCAGACACCTTGCCAACCTTGTTGTGGGACAAGACATCAAACAGACACGTAAGATATTCGTCACACGCAAGGACGCGGAGAACAGGAACATAAAAAATCAAGAAGAACTTATTATGTCTCTCAAAGGATGGGAAACAGTGACTCTGGAGGATTTATCTATAGAGGAACAAGTGAGAACATTTGCAGAGGCAACCCACATAGTGTCTCCACACGGTGCGGGACTAACGAATCTGTTATGGTGTAGACCAGGCACGAAGGTATACGAACTGACACACGAAGCATTCATGCACAAGAAAGTGTATCCAAGCCTTTCACATCATTTAGCTCTGGAGCACACAGTAATACTCTGCGAAACAGAAGAACTAAAATTAAAAAAACCAAAGAACAAGAAGTCCAAAGACATGGTAAATTTGAAAATAGATATACCTAATCTGATCAAACATTTAGACTAGTTGCAGGTTGCTAATAGATTTTTTTAATTATATAATACAAAAAACCAATGATATATCTTAGTAAAACGGCTAGATCCGTTACAGAAAAATACATAGAGTTCGCACAGAAGGGCATGCCTGGATCAAAGATATTACCCTATGATCAAGTGATTGAGAAACAAGATGCCACAAAGGTATGGTTATTTGGCATATTGAGGGGCACCAGTCTGGTCTACGAACACTGCCAGAAAAACAAAATAGATTTCTACTACATGGATAGACCTTATTGGGGTATCAGTAGGGAACAACCTTATTTCTTGAGGATAGTTAAAAATGACCACGTCAAAAACTTCATAGACGAGCGTCCAGATGATAGATTCAAGGCCAGTTTTCCATTTGAAATTAAACCATTTCATAAAAACGGAAAGAAAATATTAGTGTGTCCTCCAACTAATTCTATCAGTACATTTTTCAAATGTGAGGACTGGTTACAAAACACAATGGCAGAGTTGAAGCAACACACAGACAGAGAAATAATAGTCAGAGAGAAACCTTACAATCCAGAAGCACAGCGAGGCCCAGACGGGAAAATACACACAGGCGAAAACAGCAACAAAATACCAAAGGAACCTATAGACTGGAGGGACATACACGCTGTTGTCACAAACAACAGTTCGATCACGATAAAAGCACTTGCAAATGGTGTTCCTGTGTTTGCTGACAGCAACAACTGTGCTTTTCCCATTGCGGGCAAAAGCCTGGCACGTATCGAAGATCCTGTGTACATTGACCCTAGGCCTCTGTTCTACAGCCTGGCGTATGGACAGTTCACAGCAAATGAAATGATTGACGGAATAGCAGTGAGGATATTAGATGGAAGTTGAAATATTTAGAAGGACAGTGAAGGATCGTAAGCGTGGTGCCAGTTGGGACTTGTTACAGCACATGGCCGAAGGCATCAAGGCCTGTGGAGACACGCCAATAATCGTAAATGAACACAAGGAAGGCCCATGGGAAGAAAATGAGATGGAACCACACGCACCCATCGGCTGTATGTTTGGGTATGGTGGTAAGAATCAACCTCACCACACCAAGGGACGTAGGAGAGATCTCGTGGAGCGTGCCAAGAAAAAAGGCATATACATAATCACATTCGACGGCGGGATACTTTCAAGTTTTGGAAACACAATAACACACCCTAAGCATCATTGGCGTGTGAGCCTATACTCCCCAATGAACAACGGCGACTTCCTGAGCGACAACAGTCCAGGGGATCGTTGGGACATGATGAAAAACCTATGGAACGTGAAATACGAACCATGGAGAAAGTCAAATCAGGATGATCCCATACTGTTCGTGCTACAACCAAAGGACAACTGGAGCATGGACGAGTTGGATCCTATCGAATGGTTCATGGGAGTGTACGAGAAACTGAGACCAGCGACAAGTAGAAAGTTTTTAATTCGGCCACATCCAAACCACATGGCACAGATGATAAAACGTAAGAACGAGTTTCCAGAGGACTGCGAACTGTTGGAAGGCAAGGCAAGTTGGGTTGGTGACGAGAAAAAATTCTATAGATTCAATTTCCAAGAAGTTATATCAAATTGTCACGCAGTGGTAACTCATAATTCCACTGCCAGTGTTGACTCGTGTGTACGTGGAATACCCACTTTCTGTACAAGCGATCTAGCACTGTGTTGGCCTGTGGCTAATCATGATCTAATGGACATAGAGACACCAAAGAGACCTGACAGGACACAATGGGTGCGTGACATTGGTTACAAGATGTGGAGCACGGAAGAGATCAAAAGCGGTATCGTCTTCAAACGGTACAAAGACAAATTAGGGTTATAATGCATCATAGAATAGGAGTTTTGACACATCAATATGAAAACATATCTAATCTTATATTAAGTTTTCCACGATGTGGACGTACTTGGATGAAACACTTACTGGGACACTACATCGCTAAAAAATACAAGGTGGAATTCAGCAAGTGGGTTGATCGTCCACGTCCTGGCATTCCTAGGATACTTTTCAGACATGATTGGATGAGCACCACGGGTCACTTGCCCTGGGACGAATATTTTGCGATACAGGAAAAATGTGAATTCATATTCAAAGAGCAGATGAAGAAACAAAACATCATTTATCTTTTCAGGGAACCGTTGGATGTTCTGTTCAGTTACTGGCCATATCTCAAAAGCATACCATACAAAAACTTTACTCCGCCGGCACACGATAACATCATAGACTTCGCGAACGACAAGCAATGGGGGTTTGATATAATAATAAATTTTATAAACGCCCAAATTGATCACTATCAGCAACACAAAGGGAAAAAACTATTTGTAAGATACGAGGACCTCAAGAAAGATGATATGCCCTGGCAAAAACTTATCGAATTCATATTCGGCACATACGCTGACTCATGGGACAAGGAAGCATTCTTGTACGCAAAAGAGCAGACCACATTTACTAAAATGCAACAAAAGAACAAAGCAGATGCCCCAGATGAACTAAAATTTTATAGGAGAGGCGGAAGCAATTACATAAATGAATTACCAAAAGACCAACAAGATGTTTTATTGAATTGGCCTGGGTACAAAGATTTAAATAGACGCATCAATGAAAATTAAAGTTATTACATCATACAAACCAGGGTGTTGGGAACAATACGGTAAAAAAGGCATACAGTCAATGGCGGAAAACTTCCCACCGGAGATTGATATTGTCGTATACGCCGAAGAACCAAAACCTGAATGCGGTTACGATAGGATACAATGGATAGATCTTAACACAGCAGAGCCAGAACTATTCAAATTCAAAGACAAGCACAAAGACGATCCTGTTGCTAACGGAGAACTACAAGAAATACCCGGAGGGGTGAGGAGACCAGCCGAGTTGAAGGAAAAAGGAGGGTTGGACAAAGACAAAGGATCATTCCTGTGGGCGGCGGTAAGATTCGCCAACAAGGTATTCTGTGTGATAAATGCTGTGCGTAATTCAAAGGATTACGACTATGTTGTGTGGATAGACGGAGACACTTTCTCATTCAGACCCATACCGATGCACTTCTTTGAAAATCTCTTACCGCAAGACACGATGCTGACATACCTAGGACGTGAGAACCCAAAACTCAACGACGGTGGCAAGTATCCGGAATGTGGATTCGTGGGATACAACATGAAACATCCAGAGATACAGAACTTCGTCAATGATTGGGAGAAACTTTATGTCACAGATGAAGTATTCAAACTGTTAGAATGGCATGACAGTTATGTGTTCTGGCACCTATCAAAATTATACAGACGAGAAAAAAACATACAAGTAAACGATATAGGTTACTGGAAAGGTGTTAAAGGACATCATGTTTTCGTCAACAGTGAGCTAGGACAGTACATGGATCACATGAAAGGCAAACGTAAGAAGGCAGGAACATCTGCACGTAGCGATCTACGTACCCAACCCACGATAGATTATTGGAAGAAAGCACCACAGACCCTGTAATGAAGATAGAAGCATGGCCCATGCATGGCCCACTTAACAGTAAAAACATTTTTGCAAAATTAATACAGTCAATGCAGAAGACCGGGGACCAAGTGTCCGTGAACAAAGAGACCAACGGCGACGTTGCGATCATATGGAGTGTGTTGTGGCGTGGAAGGATGCAGAGCTACAAGCCAATATGGGACAGGTACAGGAATCAAGGCAAGCCTGTGGTGGTAGTGGAAGTGGGAGGACTGCGTAGGAATCTCAGTTTCAAGATTGGAATAAACGGAATAAACAGAGATGCCGACTTCGCCAACCAGGAGTTCGACGACCAGCGTTGGCCTCTGTTCAAACACGAACTACGTCCGTGGAATCCTACTGGAGATCTTATTGTAATATGCGGTCAACACGACACATCTGAACAGTGGAAGGGATTGCCTAAAATGTCAAACTGGATTGAACAACAGATCAAAGAAATTCGCAAGTACACTACAAGACCAATATTGGTCAGGCCACACCCTAGGAACATTATAACGTTTGACGAAAATAAATTCAAAAACGTGAAGGTAAGACTGCCAAAGAGAGATTACAGAACCTACGACGATACAGATTTTAAAGCAACACTCGAAAGGACGTGGGCTGTCGTTAACCATTCTAGCAATCCGGCCATGGAGGCAGTAATGAAAGGTATACCTGTGTTCGTGTCCGAATCAAGTCTGTGTCACGACGTAGGCAACATAAAATTAGCAGACATTAACACACCGGCCATGCCCAACAGATTGACATGGGCGAATAAACTAGCATACACAGAATGGTTCGAGGACGAGATAGAACAAGGACTACCATGGGTGAGAATCAGAGCAAGGCTACAGGAGAAATATATATAATGCAAACTATAAACATTGGCAAAAAAGGAATTGAACCCATCGTATGGAAAAAGTATGAAGGGGAGAATGTTATCGTCAACACCACAATCAGGCAAGGCAAACGATTACAAGACATCAGATTCTTCGAAGACAAGGTCAAGGCAGTGCCTCGAGGCAATGCCTACTGCATAGGTAACGGTCCATCGCGTAAAGGATTTGATCTCAACAAACTAAAAGCAACCGGACAAACCTATGGCTGTAATGCACTCTACCGAGATTTCCTACCGGACTTCATATTCTCAGTGGACACTAAGATGTCCATGCAGATGGTGGAAGACGAAGTGGGATTGAAGACTGTACACTACGGACCTGCTTTAGAAGTCAACAGGAAACAGAGTAAGGGCATGATAAATCTCATACCCAACAACCCACACTGGATATCGGGTAATGCCGCTTTTTGGACCGCGGGTGTACACGGACACAAGAACATATACCTCATAGGATTTGATTTCAGAGAGTACGGCAAGGGAGAACTGAATAACATATATCAGGGAACAGATTGTTATGGTGAACGTAACAATGATGGTATATTCGAAGGTTGGTTAAAACAGTTCAGAGATATGTTGAAGATGAGACCGTATGTGAACTACACGGTAGTGCATGACAATCCGCCGGAATATTTAAATCATCTACAGACAGGCACGGACCTAGGCAATAGCAAGATAATCACTTACAAAGAATTTGAGAATACTGTTCTATCCGGTTCTTGATAGAGTCAACCCTGCACTTTTGAATTTGTTTTTGAACGCATAGAAGTTGGCGTTGTGATTGCTGTAAGGATCTTTGATCACGGTCATCTGGTATAGGTGCACCATCTCGTGTGCCAGTGTTTCTATGAAGTCTCTGAACGTTGGATACTTGGTGTGTATCTCTATCGCGAAAGTGACGTCAGTCTTGTCATAGGGTATCACACTCTGATCATATGTGCCCTTCCTACACTTCCTGTTGTCCCAATTGGCCCAACATCTGCCCCAGTCATTGGTCATCCTTACCAAGTACAATGGTACTGCGGGTAACTTATTACCAAATAAACCCTTGTTGAGATGCTTGAACCAGGTTACCGCTATAGAATGTGTGGGTTTAAAGTTCCTGGTGTTCTTCCGCATAGTCAGAGTATTTTCCAACCTGATCTTCAATTGTTTCCGGACTGTGACAGTCTTCTTGCTGGTCTTTTTCATAGGTTGACTATATTACCAAGTATGCTATAATATACTAATAATTATCAATATTACCAGGTTTAAAAATGCACACAGATTTGCCAAAAACAATTAACGAAGCACTTAAAATACTAGCATATAATGATTATTTTTGGTCAGATCCCCTATCGACGCAGAAGACCCAGATCAAACCACACCCCAAAGATTACGAAACTGTGAGATCACTGGCAGAGTCACAATATGCCTGGACAGAAAAACAGGCCAGACTAGCACTAGTGATTCTAAAAAGATATCTGACTAAATTCCAAGCACACGGCATGGACATCAAGGAGTTGCTGAATAAACCAGTTTATGATGACGACTTCCGGGTTATCAGTTTTGACAAGGTCATCGAGAAGTACACAGACGATGACAACATCGACAGGATAGAGATGAGGTTCCCGTATAACAAGAAAGTGATACAACTGATACGTTGCATGAAAGACAAACGTGGCCTGCCAGGAATGTATGCGTTGTATGATGGCGAGAAGAAGAAGTGGACCTTCCAACACAGCGATGTCACTGCATACTACCTTACCTTGATTGCTGTGAGATATGATTTCAAATTCACGGACGACAGTTTGCTAAACGACTACGAAGAGATCAAAAAACAAGTTATTGGACACCGTAAGCCCACAGCACGATTGGTCGCCGGCCAGGTGATATTGGACAATGCACCGGAATCTCTACAGGAATACTGGAACGAAAACCTAAAGGGCAAGTCAGCATTAACACAAGTAGACTCATTGAAGAACTTTGACATATCAACAAACGGAATAGAGATTCCAGCAGAGACCATGATAGGTCACAAGATAGCACACAACAATTACCATAAGTTATGGATTGACTCAAAGGGCTTCTCTAAGAACGAAGTGGTCAAAGGTCTCATCGAATTAGAATGTTTCCCATTGGTCATGCCAGTGAGTGGAGACATACACATGGAAGATGACGTCAAGGATTTCTGGGAATGGATGAATGCGTTCAAGGCACACGGTGTTGACATATTGAATGAATGCAGTTGGGGATTTGACGTGAAAGAACCCATTTACAAGAAAGACCTAGAACGTTTCAACAGTGAAAGGACCTATCTTTTAGACAACCAAAAGTCAAAAGAGTTCTTCGAGAACCTATACGAGTTACACCAAATGAGCAAACAGTTCAAATTAATCAACGAACAAACAAAAATCATCTTCGTTAGGAATAGAATACCAAGGGCATTGATCAAGAGCAAAGTAAAACCAAAAGCATCACTGGTCGGAATAGGCGGTGGTTATTATGCCACTGGCACAGACAATCTAAAAAGAATGCTTGAAAATCTTCCAAAAAAGTTGTATTATAGTGATCACCAACCGAGTAGTTGGGATTGGCATGATCACATAATAGTAAAACTTTAATATGAGCAGTTGTAAACTAGTAATAAAAGATGAGGTGAACGTGAAGTT